CGCGCGAGCGAACCGCAGCCACCTGACCCGTTCGCCGAGATCGAGCAGACCCACGCCAGGCCTGCACAGGTCCACAGTAACCCGAGCGCCAACCAGTGCGCGATTGACCTCCCGATCAGACTCCGCGACACCTGGCGCGAGATCATGGCCACAGATGGCCCGGCAGTCGCCAACGCAGCGCTCGCCGCCGGCCGCAGGCTCTTCCGCAGCCCATCGCCGGCCCAGCTCCTGGAAACCTGGAAGTGCGCAGCCACGGCCGGCGTGCTGCATGAGCATCCCGACCGGTGGCCAGACTTCCGGCAGGCCATGCGCGCTGATCGGCAGCGGGAACGTGCACCAGGGAGCGTCCAGGCAGACGCCGAAACGCTCGACCTCGCCCGCCAGTGGGACGAGCAGGACCGCCAAGCCAAGAAGGCCAGCACATGAAAGACATCCTCGCATCGCCAGCCAACATGGCCGAGCTGCTGGCAGGCTACGACATCATCCCCGGCAGCACGGACACCCACATCCGATTCGCCCGCACAAAAGAGCCACAGGAATTCAAGTGCCGCACCTGCGGCGCAGGGTATCGCAGCGAGTGGGTCGGCATGCACGTCACCATGCCGCGGTGCCCATCCTGCACCGAGAAGCTGCGTGGAGCTGAAGCGCCGACCACGCGCACCGGATACGCGATGCCACCCATGTATGCCCGCGATGGATCCACCCTGCTGCCTGCGGTGCTCGCATGGTTGACACGTCCGCTCCCGGCACTGGCGCTGCTCCACGGCGGACCAGGCCGCGGCAAGAGCGCACAGGCGCACCACATCGGCGCATGGTGCCATGATCGAGCCTCTACGTTCAGGATGATCGGCGACCGAGACCTGTTGCGGCTGTCAGACGAGGAACTGACCGCCATCGCAGGCGTCCACGTCCTGGTCATCGACGAGATCGGCAGGCGCACCACCGAGGGCGTCATCGCCAATGTTTGCGAGATCATTGACCGGCGTGTGCCCTATGACCGCAAGACGGCCATCGTCAGCAACCTGACCGGAGAGGACCTGGCCATGATGGACGCACGCCTGATCAGTAGATTCAAGGCGGCGGATCGCATTCCATTCGTTGGATCGGACCTCCGCAAGCCGGAACCGCACCAGCGGCAAGGGTAGAGCAAGCTGCATTCTAATGAAATCCGCACCCGACCCGGCAAAACCGCCTAGACGCCATGCGGCGGCATCTTACTCGGGAAAGAGATTGCAAGAGCAAAGGCGCTGGACAAATTAACATGGCCAGCAAACTGCCGCCATGGCATCGACCCTACGCGACATTGCCATACTCCGCATCCTCTCCATCATACGAAGGGACAGGAAAGGAGCAGCCGCGGCGCTCGGAATCGCCGACGTCACCCTGCGATCAGCCTGCCACCGATACCGAAAGGACGGCCTGCTGAACGAGCGCGACGACCTGACCGCGGCTGGACTGGCGGCGGTGCATTATGACGACGTTCGTTCCTAAAGTGGGAATAGTAGCATGCCACGCTGGAAATCACCACAGAGCGGACGCAAGAAGGGCACGCCAAACAAGGCGACCGGCCCGATCAAGGACATGCTGCGGCAGGCTCTCGAAGGCGCCGGCGGCGTCGACTACCTGATCCGGCAGGCCGAAGAAAACCCAGGCCCGTTCATGGGACTGATCGGCAAGATCATCCCCGCCGAGGTCTCGGCGAAGGTCGAGGGGCGCATCGACCTGGCCACCATCATCGCCGCAGCCGCACAACCGCCACCTGACCAGCCTCCGGCATGAGCGCCGCGGCCATCGCCGCCGTGAAGTCCTGGCGCGCCGACCCCGCTCTGTTTGTGCGCCAGGTGTTCAAGGCCGAGCCCGACGCCTGGCAGATAGATGTGCTGCGGGCGTTCCCGCACCATCAGCGCCTGGCCATGAAGGCCTGCAAAGGCCCTGGCAAGAGTTGCGTGCTGGCGTGGCTGGTGTGGAACTTCCTCATCACACGGCTGCATCCGAAGGTCGTTTGTACCTCGATCACCGGCGACAACCTGGCCGATGGGCTCTGGACCGAGCTGGCCAACTGGCAGGGGCGCAGCGAGATCCTGCGCGGCGCTTTCACCTGGACCAAGACGCGCATCACCTGCAACGACCACCCCGAAACCTGGTGGGCGTCAGCTCGCCAGTGGTCGAAGGGCGCCGACCCCAAGACGCTCGGCGAGACCCTGGCCGGTATCCACGCCGACAATGTGCTGTTCGTCATCGACGAGGCCGGCGGCGTGCCCGACGCTGTCGCCGCGGCGGCCGAGGCCGGCCTGGCCAACGTCGTGGACCCGACCAAGCAGGACGCGCACCTGCTCATCGCCGGCAACCCCTACGCCCTGGAAGGACCGCTCTACCGGGCGACCACCAGCGAGCGCTCCATCTGGCACCTGACCGAGATCACCGCTGACCCCGACGACCCCAAGCGCACGCCCCGCGTGTCGCCGGAATGGGCCCGGCAGCAGATCGCCAAGTACGGCCGCGACGACCCCTGGGTTCTGGTCAACGTGCTCGGCCAGTTTCCGCCTGCCACATTCAACGCGCTAGTCGGCCCCGACCAGGTCAACCAGGCGCTGGGACGAAACGCACCCGAGGAAGCCTACAGCCACGCGCCCAAGATCCTGGGCGTGGACGTGGCCAGACAGGGCGGCGATCGCACCGTCCTCTTCCCGCGGCAGGGCATCGTCGCCCATTCCCCCGTGATCCTGCGCGGTGCCGACTCGCGCGCCGTGGCGGCCAGAATCCTGACCGCGGCCGAGAAGTGGCGGCCAGACGCCATCTTCGTGGACGGATCCGGCGGCTACGGTGCCGGCGTCGTCGATGCCCTGCGCGACAGCGGACTGCCCATCCACGAGATCCAATTCGCCGGCCGGCCCATCGACGAGCGCTTCCTCAACAAGCGCGCCGAAATGTGGTTCAAGATGGCCGAGTGGATCAAGGCCGGCGCCTGCCTGCCACCCGAGCAGACCGACCTGGTGGCAGAACTGACCGCGCCGACCTACACACACCAGCGCGACCGGCTCCAGCTGGAGGCCAAGGAACAGATCGCCGAGCGCATCGGCCGCTCTCCCGACCTGGCAGACGCCCTCGCCCTGACCTTCGCCCAGCCGGTGCTCGCCGGCGGCCTGGCACGAGTGACCCAATCCAGAGCAGCGACTACCTCACGCCCCAGGCTATGAGCTGCAACGGGAAGTAAGACCAGAGCCAACCACGACATACCGCACGGCATTCCGTCCGCCACCATGGAAGCCACACGGAGGCGCGCCATGGGACTCGGCAGCAAGCTTATGAAGGCGTGGCATGAGGTGGACTCGTTTGCTAGGTCTGTAAAAGACAATGACATATACGACTACACCAAAACACTCCTTGGAAGTGGTGCTAATGTCGCCACCCTTGGCGGATACCGTGCGCTTACCGGCGAGGGTAGCTCCAAAAGATACCTCGCCGATGTAGCGAACGTCGGCACCGGCGGCATTGCAATACCGCTTCACAACGCCGCTATACTTGAACCACGGCGCAAAGCCGAGCGAGAGGTCGAGCAAGAACAGGCCCGAGCCGAGGCTGACGCCGCCTACGCCCAGACCCTGATCCCGCAGGCCGCAGACCTCGGCGAAATCCGCCGGCAGCGTCTCCGGCGCCTCGCCCTGTCGCGCAGCTCCAGTGGAGCGCCCGGCGTGCTCGGCGCGCCGACCGGCGCCAAGACTGCCCTGGGGCTCTAAGTGACGACCGAACGCCGCAAGAAGCTGGAGGATATGAAGTCCACGCTGGACACGGCGCGGCAGCGGCACCTGCCGACCTGGCGCGAGCTGTCGCGCTACCTCGCTCCATACCGTCTGCGTGACCTGTGCGGCAACGATGCCGACGAAGGCGCCCGCAAGGACGAGAAGATCCTCGACGAGACGGCCATCCTGGCGGTGCGCACCTGCAAGTCTGGCATGATGTCGGGCATCACCACGCCGGCCCGCCCCTGGTTCGGCCTCATGGTGAGCGACCCCGAGCTTGCCGAGAACGACGCGGTCAAGGACTACCTCTACGAGTCCGCAGCCGCCATCCGCGCCATCTTCAACGGCAGCAACCTATACGCCGTCCTCCCGCAGGTGTACGAGGACATCGCCGTCTTCGGCACCGCGGCGATGACCGTCATGGAAGACGCGGCCGACATCCTGCGGTTCAGCTCGATCCCGCCCGGCAGCTACTGGGTCGGGACCGACGACGAGGAACGCATCGACATCGTCATCCGCCAAGTGTCGATGACCAACGCGCAGATCGTCAAGCGCTGGCCAGCAACAACGCCCGACGAGATCCGCGTCGCCGCCGAGACCAGCCCGCGCGCAACCCGCGACGTTTGGCACGCCGTCACCAAGGCCGAGCACTACGACCCCAACAAGCCGGGGCCGGACGGCATGCCCTGGAAGTCCTGCTGGTGGACCCAGGCCGGCGATGACCTGCTCGACGAGCGCGGCTTCCGCACCATGCCGATCCTGGTCCCGCGGTGGGAGACCAGCCCGCCCGACGCCTGGGGCCGCGGCCCCGGCATGGACGCCATCGGCTCGACCATCAGCCTGCAGGCCTACGAGCGCAAGGCGCACATCGCCATCGACAAGCAGCTCGATCCGGCCCTGATGGGCCCGTCCACGCTCAAGCAGCAGCGTGCCAGCCTGATTCCCGGCGACATCACCTGGATGGACCCGCAGAGCCTGGCGGCCGGCGGCCTGCGCCCGATCCATCAGGTGCAATTCGACATCGCCGATGGCGAGGCCAAGGCCAACCAGATCCGTCAGCGCATAAACCGCGCCTTCTACGCCGACCTGTTCCTGATGATGACGGAGATCGACCGCCGGCAGATCACCGCCACGGAGATCGAGGAACGCAAGCAGGAGAAGCTGGTCGCCCTCGGCCCCCTGCTCCAGCAGCTCAACAAGGACCTGCTCGCCCCGCTCATCGAGCGCGCCTACCAGATCGCCATGGAGCGAGGCGCCCTTCCGCAGCCACCGCCGGAGCTGGCCGGCGCCGCCCTCGAAATCGATTACCTGAGCCTCGCCGCCCAGGCGCAGAAGGCGGCCGGCATGGGCACCAGCCGCGCCTTCATGGGCTACGTCGCCCAGGCCGCCCAGCTCGCGCCCGAGGCCCTCGACACCATCGACATCGACGAGGCCATCTACGACGCCGCCGACCAGCTGGGCATTAACCCCAAGCTGGTGCGCGACGCGCAGACCGTCGCCGCCATCCGCGCCACCAGGGCACAGGCGCAGCAGGCTGCCGTCGCCCAGCAGCAGCAGATGGAGCAGGCCAAGATGGCGCAGACCCTGGCCAAGACCCCGACCACCACCGGCACGGCCCTGGCCGATGTCGCCGCACTAGCCAATGGAACCACCGTATGAGCACCATCCCCGCCGCTCTGATCGAATCCCCCCCCCTGTCTGAATACGACAGCACCTTCCGCCGCCGCTGGATCCTGGGCGCCGGCGACGATGGCGAGGCCGTCGCCCTGCCGCGCCACGCCGACCGCACCGTGCAGGTGACCGGCACCTTCGGCGCCGCCACGGTCAAGATCGAGGGCAGCCTCGACGGGACCAACTTCGCCCCGCTGACCGATCCCCAGGGCAACGTCCTGACCTTCACCAGCTACCCGGCCGGCTACTCCAGCGTCATCGAGGCCATCAGCGAGGCGGTCGTCGCCGTGCGCCCGGTCGTCGTCGGCGGCACCGGCACCAACCTGACCATCACCCTGTTCTGCCGGAGCTGACCCATGAGCACCATCGACATCCCCAAGAAGGTCCGCGAGTTCGCCGGCATGGCAGAGGCGCTGGCCGAACTCGTCGAACTGGCCGACAAGGCGAACGCATGGCACCAGCAGGAGGCGGAGCACCAATCCCGCCTTGACGCGCTGGAGAAGCAGATCGACGCCAAGAAAGCCGAGATCGACCTCGCCAAGAAAATGGAAGCCGAGGCCGGCGAGAAGGTGGTCGCCATCATCGAAAAAGCCAAGAAGGACGGCGCTGGGATCATCGCCAAGGCCACTATGGACGCCGACCAGATCCGCAGGCAGGCCGCCGAGCTTATTGCCGTTGCCAAGGCCAAGACCGAGGAAGCCGCCGCCAGTCAGGCGAAGGCAGAAGCCAGCGCCCAGGCCATCATGGACAAGATCCTCTCGCTTGGGGACCAGCTTTCCCAGGCGCGTGCCATCATCACCAGGGCCGAGACCATCAAGAAAGCGATGGGTTAAACCATGTCGATGTCCGATTCAGCCGAGAACGCCCTGGCGCTTCTCTTGTTCAACAACACCGCATGGGCCAACGTCGGTGACGCTTCCGGCCTCCAGCCGTCTGCTGCGGCTGGCAACTTCTACATCCGGCTGCACACCGCCGACCCCGGCGAAAGCGGCACGGGTGACACCAGTCAGGCGAACTACACCGGATACGCCGCCGTCGCGGTGGCCCGCACGGTCGGCGGCTTCACGGTCGCAGGCGCGAGCGTGAGCAACGCCGGTCAGGTGCAGTTCGGTGAATGCACGGCGGGCAGCAACGTGGTGACGCACTTCAGCATCACCACGACCAGCGGCGCGGCCTCGCAGATCCTTGTGTCCGGTGCGCTCGGCGCGTCCCGTACCATCAGCAGCGGCATCACCCCGCTGTTCAACGCTGGCGCTCTGACTGGCACCTTCAACTAAGCCATGGCGATCCGCACGGTTGGCGACATAGCGGATGCGTTCGCCGCCGGGCGGTGGCACTCGCAGCGGTTCTTCAAGAACACGCAGGCGAGCGGCATGGACAACGCATGGTACGACTGGTCCTTCGCCAGCGGGCAGCCAGCCTACGACGCCCGCGTCGGTACAGCGCTGACTCGCACTCCGTTCTCGGCGGCCGGCAATGACGCCATCTGGTTTCCTCCCGTCGGCGCAGGGCAGGAGCGGCGGCTGGCTGGCCTCACATTCTGGTCTACCGCCGGCGGCAGCGGCCAGACCTACGTCGATGCAGCGATGTACGACCTCGTTGCCGTGTACCCGTTGATTGACGGGGACAGCACCGACCAGCAGCTTATGGTCAACACCGCTCCGTTGCCACGCTACACGGACGGAACTGGTCTGCGTGCAGTCCTCGTCAACCATGTGGCACCATCTATCCAGGCTGTGACAGGTTGCGGCATCACATATACCGATGCCGATGGCGTGCAGCGCACAACGAACTTCGGGGTGCAGAACAACGGACTGAGCCGCGCATGTTCGCGCTCCAACACAGCGTCCGCCGGCGGGACCGCCGACCTATACATGGACCTCAACGCTCCGCGTGGCGTGCGCTCCATCGACTCGCTGACGTTCGTCACGACCCCAGGCGGACTGTGGTCAATCTACCTCGTCAAGCCGATTGCATTCATCAGCAACCGTGCCGGAGCAGACCTCCAATTCTACCCGGTAATGACCGAATCGTGCTTCTGCACCGACAGCAGCTTCAACCTTCCCGTCATTCCAGACGGCGCCACGCTCGGGTTTTTCACGCTCGGCAACGGCGGACGCATCATCACATCCATCTACGGGTCAGCCCGTTTCATCTGGGGATAACACATGGCTATCCAGTCAATCAACGGCATCATCAACGCCATCAGCGCGGGAAAGAAAGTCCGCACCGATTGGAACAAGATATTCGGCGGCACGGCGGCTACGGGTGGCCGTTCATACGACTTCTCCGGCCTGGCTGGCTTCCCGGTCGCCAACACCTGGACCGGCACGGCGCTCGCCTTCCAGGAGTGTGATGACACGACCGGCTGGGGCATCCAGCACGGTGGCAACGTCAGCACCGACATCAAGCACCTGCTGAACCTGGGCGCGATCACCACCGCCGCAGCAGGTATCCCCGGCACGCTGCTGCTGGTCGACGTTGAGGGCTACTGGCCCGGCATCACCAACAACAGCGCGACGGCGCAGACCCTCACCGGCACGCCGGTCCTGCGCTCGACCAACGGCGCAGGCTTGCGCCTGTTCTGGTCGCAGACGGCGGCGGCTGGCGCGACCGCGCAGAACATCGCCCTGAGCTACACCGACCAGTCGGGCACCCCCGGCAACGCGCTGGGCGCGACGGTGGCGATGACCGCCTCGGCCATCGTGTCGCACATCAGCCACGCCGGTATCGCTGCGAACAACTACGGCCCGTTCCTGCCACTAGCGGCGGGCGACTCTGGCGTCAGGAACGTGGCGAGCGTCACCTTTTCGGCGGCGAACAGCGGCACGGGCGCTCTGGTCCTGTGCAAGCCGCTGATGGAACTGCCGCTGGGCATCGTGAGCGTCTACCACAACAAGGACTGCCTCTCGCAAATCCCGTCGCTTCCGGTCATCCCTGACGGTGCGTGTCTGTCGTGGGTGTTCGTCGCTGGCGCTGCCGTTGCGGCCAGTACGACTTTCATGGGTCACACTGAGTGCGTCTGGGGCTGATCCATGGCGCTCTGGCCCAATAGTCGCCGCGACATCATGGGTTGGTCCCCGACCAACATCGTCGGCAACTTTTGGTTCAAGCAGCACCTCCTGCCGTGGGCGCAGCGCCAGACGGCGGTGTTCACTACCTTGGCGGAATCGTCTAGCTTCCCCGAGGGCATGGCCCCGCACGGGGCGATCCTGCACCCGATCATCGCAGGGGGCATGACGAGCGCGGCAACGCTCGACCTTGACGCCAGCGGCACCATGTTGTCGGCAAGCACGCTGACCAGCACTTGGACCGGCGACCTGACCGCTTCTGCCAGCCTGTCGCAGATTACGTCGATGACCGGCACCTGGACCGGCGACCTCTCCACGAACACGCCGACGCTGAACCTGACGCTGACGATCAGCGGGTCATGGACGATCGACCTCGACGGCGCTGCCGCGTTGGCGATCATCGACCCGATGACCGGCACGTTTGCGATCACGTTCGACGGGGCCGCCGACCTCAAGGGCCGACTCCGCATGGACGGTGAATGGTCCACCAGCGACACGCCGCTCACGGTGGCATACGAAGGCGCGATCTACGTTGCTCCCTGGGGTACGGATGGCGTTTCCTACCCGTCAGGCACCGCTACGTCCCCGGTGTTCTCGCTCGACTCCGCAATTTACCTCTGCAACAAATACAGTCTCAAGACCATCTACCTGCGCGGGTCGTATGTGCTGGACGAGGACGAGGAAGGGTTGATCGACAACTTTGAGTTCAAGGGCTGGGGTCCGCTCCTGTTCTGCAAACTCAACCTCGGCGGTCTGCTGCTCGACACCGTCCACTTCCATGACCTTGTGCTGGAGGGGACGCTGAACACGACCGCCATCGGTGGGTCTGGTTGGCAGTCGTCCATCGCCCGCGTGCAGTTTGATGGCTGCTACCTCCAGTCGATCACGAACCTGCAAGGCGTGGCGCGTGGGTGCCAGATTGACGGCACGACCAGCATCGCACCTGGCGGCTGGTTCTCGTCATCGGATACCGTCATCGAAGGCGACTTCACCGTGTTCAACATGCAGAGCACGGCAGGCACCACACTGTCGGTCGATGTCACTTCTGGCTGGGCGCAGGTGGACAACATGGTCACCGGATGTCTGGCCGAGTTCAACTTCAAGGGTGGAGAAATCACGTTCCTGGGAGGCTGCACGGGAGGCGAATACTACCTGGAAGGCGTCGGCACCCTGTTCGATGAGTCGAACGGCGGGCTTGGCGGTGCGCTCACCAAGAAAGAAAACCACTTCGTCTGGGACGAGATCATCGAAGGTTCCGAGAGCGGGGCCGGCATGCTGCGCATATCCGCTGCGGTCGCAGCCGGGAATGCGGCGAACCTCGACGGCAACGCTTCGTTCCAGAGCATGGACGGCGGCAAGACCCGCGTGGCTGGCACCAGAAGCGGCGGCACCCGCACGATCACCACCAGGGACGGGTCGCCATGAGCTGGGACGGCAGCTGGCACGGCATCTGGCTCGGCGGTTGGATCGGTGGCGACGGCCCAGCCCCGCCGCCGCTTACTCCAGCCGAGTGGATCATCCGCTGCCGGCGCAGGAGAAACCGCTGATGTTCGACACTCCCCAACTCGCCGCTGATTTACGCATGGTCGCCGGAACGCCGGAAGGCCAGCGAGTCATGTGGGAATTGTTGTCCAGCGGCGGCATCTATGCCTCGACCTTCCGCGGCGAGCAGACCCACGCCAGCGCCTACGCCGAGGGCAGACGAGCTGCAACGCTGGAGCTGATCGCTGCGCTGAATGACCACGCACCGGCCAGCCTCGCCTCCATGCTCGCCCATCAGCACCAGAGCAGAACCCACAGCGAGACACAGCCCAATGCCTGACGCCGCCGCCGCTGCCGCCAAGACCGAGACCGCCCCCGCCGCCCAGGCGGATGCCGGCGTCCTGTCGCAGCCTCAGTCGCAGCAGCCGCAGGCCACCCCGGCCAAGAATGACGCCGCGCCGGCCAAGGCCGATGCGCCCATCGTCTACGACCTCAAGCTGCCCGATGGCTCGCCGCTCAACGCCGACACCGTGAAGCAGGCGACCGAGATGGCCAAGAAGCTCGGCCTGTCGCCCGCCCACGCCCAGGCCCTGCTGATCGAGAACTCCAACGCCATCGCCGCCCAGCGCGCCGCCGAGGCGAAGCAGATGGCCGACCAGGACGCCGCCTGGCAGAAGGAACTCGCCGGCGACCCCGAAGTCGGCGGCCCCAAGCTCGCCGCCACGGTCACCGCCGCCAAACGCGGATTCGCCGCGGCGCCCAAGGACGTGCAGGCCCTCATCACCGAGGGCGGCTTCCAGAACCACCCCGGCTTCATCAAATTGTTCGCCCAACTCGGCGGACTGCTCGGCGAGGACGGGATGGGCGGCAAGGCCGGCGGCACCGCCCCGGCCAGCGCCGCCAAGCTCTACCCCTCGATGCCAAACCCCTGACCTGATCACAGGACCACCCAATGGCCACCCTCTCCAGCGCCAACCCCACCATCCTCGATGTGGCCAACCGGATCGCCCCGGACGGCAGCCTCGACCGCCAGATCATCGAGATGCTGGCGCAGACCAACGGCATCCTCGATGATGCCACGGTCGTCGAGTGCAACGACGGCAGCGGTCACAAGACCACCGTGCGCACCGGCCTGCCGCTCGGCACCTGGCGCAAGCTCTACGGTGGCGTGCCCGAGAAGAAGAGCACCACCGCCCAGGTGCGCGACGCCTGCGGCATGCATGAGAACTACGCCACCATCGACAAGGCCCTCGCCGACCAGAACGGCGGCAGCGCGGCCTGGCGCCTGACCGAGGAAGCCCCCTTCATCGAGGGCATGAACCAGGGCGTCGCCGGCACGCTGTTCTACGGCGACACCACGGTCAACCCCGAGCGCTTCATGGGCCTGGCCCCGCGCTTCGCGTCCAGCTCCACCGCCACCGCCGAGAGCGCCGACAACGTCATCAAGGCCGGCGGCGCCGCCAACCTGACCAGCATCTGGCTCGTCACCTGGCACCCGACCATGACCACCCTGCTGTACCCCAAGGGCAGCAAGGCCGGTCTGACGATGCGCGACCTCGGCGAGCAGACCGTCTACGACGCCAGCAACAACCCGTTCCAGGCCTACCGTTCGCACTACAAGTGGGACATGGGCCTGTCGGTGCGCGACTGGCGCTGCATCGTCCGCATCTCGAACATCGACGTCACCGCCCTGACCAAGAACGCGGCCACCGGCGCCGACCTCATCGACCTGATGACCCAGGCCATCGAGCTGCTGCCCGAGACCGCCAGCATGGGCCGCAAGGCCTTCTACTGCAACCGCACCATCCGCAGCTTCCTGCGCCGCCAGGTCGCCAACAAGGTCGCCGCTGGCACCCTGACCATGGACGAGGTCGCTGGCAAGAAGGTGCTCTCGATGGACGACATCCCCGTCCGTCGCTGCGACCAGCTCGTCAACTCCGAGTCCGCGGTCCCCTGATCCTTCAACTCCTCTAAATCCACAAGGCAACGCCATGATCATCGACGACCGCCTCGAAGTCTCCGACAGCCAGGCCGTGACCGCCACCGCGGTCAGCACCGACATCATCGACCTGGGCCCGGTGACCAACAACACCCTGCGCGACGTGGGCAACGGCCGCCAGCTCTTCCTGGTCATCCAGTGCGACACCACGACGGCCGCCGTCGGCGCCGCCACGGTGACCTTCTCGCTGGAATCGGACAGCACCACCGACCTGGCCACCAGCCCGACCGTCCACGCCACCAGCGCGGCCATCGGCAAGGCCACCCTGGTCGCCGGCTACCAGCTCGTCATCCCGGTCCCGGCCGGCCTCAAGAACTTCGAGCGCTACATGGGCGTCCGCTACACGGTCGCCACCGGCCCGCTGACCGCCGGCGCCTTCTCGGCCTTCATCACCGACGCGCCGCAGATCGCCCCGACCTACGCCGACGCCATCTAAGCCATGGCCGACGCGAAGCAGCCCGAGCCCGTCAAACTGGTGCGCGTGCGTGCGCGCACCAGGGGCTACCTGGACCTGCGCAAGACCGGGCACCCGCACGAGTACCAGGTTGGCGAC